GTAATTAATCTCAGAAACTGAGGATGGGGCGGGGACACAAATCACCACGCCACCTAGCGTTAGGGTCGCCCCTATAGTATGATGCTGTTCCCAACCAACCAGGAGCACCACATGGGATTCAACAACAGCAGCTACTTCACCGGGAACTTGACCCGAGACCCGGAGCTACGGTTCACAGCGACCGGGACCGCCGTATGTAGTTTCGGCGTCGCCTGGAACCAGAAGAAACCAGGCCAAGACGAGTCCGTCGCGCACTTCTTCGACTGCACCGCCTGGTCGCAGCTAGGCGAGAACATCGCCGAGTCGTTCAGCAAAGGCGACCGGGTTGTGATCGTGGGCCGGTTGGACTTCCAGTCATGGGACTCCAACGGCGAGAAACGGTCCAAGGTCGGGATCGTGGTCGAGGAAGCTGGCCCATCTGTCCAGTGGGCGACAGCGAAGCCCATACGCAACGAGCGGCCCGATGGCAACGGCAGCGGCCGGGCGCCAGCGAACAGGCAAGGGACAGGCGGAGGGCGGCAGAACCCCACACCAGAGGCACCTCTCCCCGACGAGGAACCGTTCTAGGATGAACGCCGCAAACGACTGGGGCGGCTGGCGGCTCGACTCGCCGTCTGGGCGTTCCTGGACGGTGAACGCCGAGCGGTCAATGCATCACATGACACGGGCGAAACGGGTGAGGGCTGTCCGGGAAGAGTTCTGTTGGCTTGCCAAACTGGCCCATGTCCCCCGCTGCGAGGCGGTCACGGTCGACGTCTGGCCTCTGGCGAAGGACCGACGCTGGTTGCAGGACGTCGCCGGGTGCGCACCGACAGCGAAAGCGGCGATCGACGGCCTGGTTGACGCAGGCGTCATCGACGACGACGACGAAACCCATTTGTTGTGGGTCCGGTTCCATCCGACGCTGATCTGCAAACTCGACGGCATCCGGTTGGAGGTGACGCCGATATGCACGGCCCGCTGATCCAAACGAACGTCGAGAAAGAACTCGGGGATCTGGGGCGGCGCCTAGAGCCAGCGGTCGAACTGTTCACCGAACTGGCCGTGGATCGGGCTGAGGCCGAAGCCGAGTTCAAATACCAATACCACCGAGCGCTTCTAGCGGCGTCCGGGACCGTGGCCGAGCGGGAAGCCAGGGCGCACCTGTTCGCGGCCGACGCATACCGGGCATGGAAGATCGCCGAGGCCCAAGAGAAAGCGACTCAGCAACTGCTGATCGCCCTGAGAACACAGATCGAGTCGGCGCGCACGATCTCCGCAAACATTCGCGCCCAAGGAGGATGAAATGAAGAACCCAGACGACCCAGAAACCCGGGCGCTGCTCGCCGAAACCAAACGGCTGACCGACGAGATGGCTGCCTTCGCCGCCGAGGGGCGAGAGATGGCGAACGAGCGGCGACGCCTGTTCTATGAATTAAAGTCCCGCGGCGTCACGTATCCCCGGATGGCCGAGGTCGCGGGACTGCACAAGATGACGATCCAACAGGATGTGGCTACATGGCGGAAGGCCCAAATCGCAGCATTGGGCGGTGGCTAGATGTCACGCCGGTTGCGCCTGCGATATTCCCCGACGAGTGGCGGATTCTTCCGCCGTTGCCGCGTGAGGTCGAAGAGGGCGCTGCCTGTATCGGGTACCCGCTCAGCTCCTTCTTTGCGAATCAGGGCGTCGTGCCGCCTGGGCGAAGTATCTGTTTGGTCTGTCCCGTGAAGGACCCGTGTCTGGAATATGCGATGACGCACCGCGTGAAGGGCGTGTGGGGCGGGATGACTGAACGTGACCGGGACCGATTGAAAGCAGAACGGAAGAAGGAAGATGGCGAACGAGACGACTGAAGTGCAAATGGAGTTCGTGGCGGTGGATCGGCTCACCGTGCACCCAGAGAACCCAAGGCGAGGGAACATCCCGGCAATCGTCGCGTCGATCGAAGCGAATGGATGGTTCGGGACGGTCTCGGCGCAGCGATCGACCGGCCACGTCATCGTCGGGAACCACCGTTTTCAGGCGGCGGTGGCGTCAGGCATGGAGGCCGTCCCGACGTTTTGGGTTGACTGCAACGACATCGAAGCGAAGCGGATCATGGTCATTGACAACCGCACTTCGGATAGTTCCACCAACGACGAAGAGCGTCTTTTGTTGATCCTCACGGAACTTGCTCGCGTAGACGACGGGCTGCTGGGGTCGGGCTTCGAGCCGTTGGACATGGACAATCTGATCGCGGCGTATGAACCGCTGGCAGAGCTACCACCGGCAGAGTTCCGGGAGCATGATCCGGATGAAATGGACTACGCGTATCAGTGTCCGTCGTGCCGGTACCAGTGGTCGGGGAAACCGCTATGACAGCAATTTGGCTAGAACAGGCGCTCGGCTTCCAATCAGCCGGGGGGGCGTACCGCTCCTTCCCTGGCCGAGCGCATCCGTTTACAGACGTGACAGACCGCCCGGTCCAAACGATAGACCGCACAGTCATTAAGCTGGCGGGGATAGACGAACCACGCAAGAGGCCACAAATGGACAAACTCCCGTTCCGCCTCCCGTCGATGGTCGACGCGGTGGCCGCTGCCGGGTCTAACGGATACACAATGGTCGGCACATTTTCGGGCGGCGGCGGATCATCCATCGGCTACAAACTTGCCGGGTTTGATATCCGATGGGTCAACGAGTTCGACGTGGTTGCAAGCGACATTTATCGGCTGAACTTCCCGGACGCACAAATTGACACGCGTTCAATCACCGAAATCGGGGCGTCCGAAATTATGGCAGCGACCGGCCTCGCCGTCGGGGAACTCGACTTGCTGGAAGGATCCCCGCCTTGCTCCAAGTTCTCGATGGCCGGACAACGCGAGAAAGGGTGGAACAAAATCACCCGCGCCGATTCCGATATTGAACAAGCGAACGTCGAAGACCTGTTCTTCGAGTGGGTCCGCCTCGCGAAAGAGCTACAACCGAAAACGCTATGCGCCGAGAACGTCGTCGGGCTACGGACCGGAACCGCTAAAGGCTATTTCAAGAACATCGTTCAAGCGATCAGAGACGCCGGATACCGGGTCCACGTTTACGAACTCGACGCCTCATGGCTCGGAGTACCTCAAGCACGGCGCCGCCTGTTCTTCACCGGAGTCCGCAAAGATCTCCCCGTCGACCGCATAGAACCACCTACCCCACATCCGCACCGCTACACGATCCTTGACGCATTGCCTCACCTCGGCGACACCGCAACATGGCACGCCTGGTACGGCCCCAAATATATTCATCCAACAATCAAAGCAGCCCGGTCACCAGCGCCAACAATCATGGCGCTGGGCGCCGGATCAGTCAACGCAAGCCAGATCGTGTTAGCGAACGCAGGCACCCCAGACGGCACGGACCCAGAGCCACCAAATGGACCGGTCCACGATCCACGGGCATGGGACGGCTCACCCCGCAGAATCACCATCCCAGAACTACAACGCCTCTGCTCATTCCCCGACGACTACAAACAGACCGGGACCTACACGGCGCAATGGGGCCGCCTCGGGAACGCCGTCCCACCCCTCATGGCATACGCAATCGGCAACCAAATCAAAGCAGCCCTCGACCAGACATGAACAAACCGACACCAATCCCAACCCGCTTCAGTGGCCGCCGACAAAGAACGGCGCCTAGGCTCCGAATATGGCACGAGTAGCGACCCGAGGGGCGAAGCAGACACCTGACCCGGCGTTGGCCGAGAAGTATTTGGAAGTGGCGCGCCTGAGGTCGATGGGGTTGACGTTTCCCCAGATAGCGGACCGGGTGGGGTATGCGTCGCCGTCTTCGGCCCATGACGCATATCGGCGGGCGTTGCAGCTTTGGGGGCAGGAAACGATTGCCGAGGCGCGGGGCTTGGTCAATGCCCGGTTTGATACGTCACTCAGGTCGGTGTATGGGCAGCTTGCAGTGGCTGAGCGGGGGCGGCCGGTGCTCGACGTTGATGGGGCAACGGTGTACGACGGGGAAGGCGCGCCAAGGATGTCCGTGGATCCGTACGTGGTGCTTGCGTGTCATCGGGAGATTGTTCGGATTGAGTCGGCGCGGGCAAGGCTTCTGGGGCTGAATGCGCCGCAACAAATCGAAGTGCTGCCGCCGCCGCGGGTGTCGTCGGTTGGGGACATGCTGCGGGAGCAGTTGAATGAGGAATCCCGGAGGCAGGCCGCTATCCCTGCCGAGGTCCTGAGCGGCAATCTGGGCAACGAGGAACCGGAAGGGTGACCGACATCCATGTTCCTGCTGAGCAGTCCACATGGGACCGCCTGCGGGGCTTAGATTCGGACGCCAGAGGGCGGATCATCGACACGATCCCAGATCTGGACCTGAAAGACATCCCGTTCGCTTGGGACGTGCACCAACGACCATCCCAGGCAACGCCGCCAGGGTTATGGCGGGTGTGGCTGATCTTGGCGGGTCGCGGCTTCGGGAAGACCCGCACGGGCGCCGAGTGGGTCCGAGAGAAAGTTGACGCAGGCCAGGCGAGCCATTTGGCTTTGATCGCTGCGACGGCGGGCGACGCCAGGGACACGATGATCGAAGGCGAGTCGGGGCTGCTGTCGGTGTACCCGAAGGACCGGCGACCCAGGTATGAACCGTCGAAGCGCCGCGTGACTTTCTGGAATGGCGCAGTTGCTACGGCGTTCTCTGCCGATGAACCCGACCGGCTTCGAGGCCCCAACCACGATGCAGCATGGGCCGATGAACTCGCAGCGTGGCGCTACCCGGACGCGTGGGAGATGCTCCAGTTCGGGCTACGCATCGGCCACCATCCGCAGATATGCGCAACGACAACTCCGAAACCGACGCCGATCCTGAAACGGCTGATCGGCACCGACGACGGCTCGGTGGTCGTGACCCGCGGCTCGACCTACGACAACCGGGCCAACCTGGCCGACTCGTTCCTCACCGAGATCACGGCCCGATACGGCGGCACCCGCCTTGGCCAGCAGGAACTCTTCGCCGAGATGCTCGACGACGCCGAAGGGGCGTTGTGGTCTAGGGACATGCTCGAAGCGGCACGGGTGTCGAAGGCCCCGGCGTTGGATCGGATCGTGGTCGGTGTCGACCCGGCGATCTCGAACACGTCAACGTCGGATGAGACCGGCATTGTCGTTGTCGGCAAAGGCGCCGACGGCCACGGCTACGTCCTAGACGACTCGTCGCTGCGGGCGTCGCCCCACGACTGGGCTACGGCGGCCGTAGCGGCGTACCACCGCTTCTCCGCTGACCGCATTGTCGCTGAGTCGAACCAGGGCGGCGACATGGTCGAGGCCGTGATCCGCACCGTCGACCCGAACGTCCCGGTGAAGCTGGTCCATGCGTCGAGGGGGAAGAAGGCCCGAGCGGAACCGGTCTCGGCGCTTTACGAAACGGACCCGCCTCGGGTTCACCATGTCGGGTTCTTCGGCCAGCTAGAGGACCAGTTGTGCGAGTGGACTGGCGACGGCGATTCGCCTGACCGGTTGGATGCTTTGGTGTGGGCGTTGACTGAGACGATGCTCGGGCAGCAGGGGCCACCCGCGGTGGTGCCGTTCTCGGCTACGGCACCTTCGCAGTGGACGCTGACTTGAAGCGGCCTCCGTTGGAGAGGCTCGCCGCTGATGACGTGCACCATGTGATGGGTCTCGCTCTGGCTGAGCGGGTGGCGGTGGTGGTGTGGGTCGAAGCTCACGGCGTCGATCCGTTGCGGTGCGTGGCGTTCGAGGCGCGGGCCGAGGGCGAGGGGAAGGCAGCCATCCGGTTCACTGTCCTCGTTGGCGAGATCGGGAATTTCGTCGAGGGACCTGACGGCGAGCTATTGAACGAAACCGTGGACCTTATTCAGTTGGCCCCGTGGCCGTTGGCTGGCTGAGTTGTTCGACTGCGCCTATGCCGACGGGCAAGGATGGGCGCGTGGACGGGGTCGGCCGGATCTGAGGCTCCGGCTCTGCCCGAGCGAGTGGCCAGACTGCCGACCCCGTTTGCATTTGGAGGACGAAATGGCGCAGGGGAACAACGGCCGGGAGTGGTCGAACTTGGAGGAAGTCACGATTCTTCTTTCGGCAGAAGCGGCGGCCGAGCTGCGGCTCCACATTGAGGCGACGATCATGGACCTCGACGACACTTCGGTTGTGACCGGCTTGATGTTCGAGGACAAGACCGGGTGGACCACGCACGCCCTTCTGGGCGGCTCTATCGTCGAACCGCTGCTTAAAGGGGTAGCTAGGGGCGTATGGGGCACGGGACCCGCAAACGTCCGCAGAGCGGCCGAGGGTGGCGGCTGGGGGCCGCACGTTACAGATCGGTAACTGATAACGGCAGGCCAGTCGGGGTCGGTACGGTGGCGGTCACGGTTCCGCAATATCCATGTTGCGAAACGATGACGGCGACAGAGGGCACCTAATGGCGACCACCGACGAAGGATTCAGCCGCTCAATCGGCAAAGCAATCACAGCGCAAGAACTGACCGAGATCGGAGCGTCCGGCCTGTCCCAGAACGCAGGCAAGACGAACGAAGACTTCCTCCGGCAACTGTCCGGCGCCCGCGGCCTAGCGAACATGACCGAGATGAAAGAGAACGACCCGGTGATCGGCGGCGTTCTCCACGCAATCGAAATGATTATTCGCGGGGTCAATTGGTCCGTCGACGCTGCCGATGTCGACGGCGAGGGCGAAGACGAAGAGGCCGGAGACATCGCCGCGTTTGTGGCGTCGTGCATGGGCGACATGACCCAGACCTGGTCGGACACCATCGCGGGGATGCTGTCGTTCCTGCCGATGGGGTTCGCTGTCCACGAGCTGGTTTACAAAGTACGGTCCGGCCCCGAGGCCGATGTCGGTTCTAAGTATGACGACGGGATGATCGGCTGGCGCAAGATGCCACCCAGGGCGCAGGCGTCGATCGACGAGTTCGAGCTAGACAAAAACGGCGGCATTCAAGGCGTCTACCAAACTTCCACCGATGGGGCAGGGAAACGGACGTT